GAGCAAACACAGCGTGAGATGAGTTCTGATATTAAACAACTTTTATTAAGAATAGGAGGAATTAAATCTAATGAATATTAATAAATGGCTGCAGAAAAAACCTAAGCGAAAGAAATCTGGAGCTAAAGTTAAACAAGATTTAACAGATAATATAGCAAAGAAAAGTGGTGGAATAGGAAATATTGCTCGTCAGCGGAAAAGGCAAGATAAAATTTTAAGAGATATTATGAAGGGTAACTAATGCCTAAGATTCTTCAAACAAATGAGTTTCAATCTAACACCTCACTTCAGAATGTCCATCATTCTTATAATTATCCTGAAGGTTTAAATTTAAAACCTGGGAGTAAACTTCATGAAAAGATCAAAACTGAGGTTCTCCGGAGATCTACAGATTCCGCAGGATTTATTTCTGATCGTTTTTCTTCATGGAATAAGATTGATGATACTCTTGTGAGTTATATAGATTCTGATGAAGATGAAAAAAATGTGATTTATGATGATCATAGGAAACCTATATCAATTGTCTATCCATATTCCTATGCGATTATGGAGACTCTTTTAGGTTATTTTATTTCAGCTTTTTGTCAGGAACCTTATTTTCGTTATGAAGGAATCTCACCAGAAGATACTATTGGAGCTATATTACTTGAGAAAGTTGTTGATCTTCATTGTAATAAATGGAAGATTCTTCTCAATCTCCATACTATGTTCAGAGATTCTTTTGCTTATGGATTTGGGATAACTGCTCCTTCGTGGAAGAAAAAATATGGGAAGAAAATTGTTCCTGTGCGTTTAGGAGGTAAACTTTCACGGAAGTTTGAAGAATCTATTATATTTGAGGGAAATGCGTTATCTAATATTGATCCTTATCGATGTCTTCCTGATCCTAATGTTTCAATTAGTGATGTGCAAAAAGGAGAATTTTTTGGCTGGGTAGATTCTTCTAATTATATGGATTTACTTTCTGAAGAACAGCATTCTAATGGGTTGATCTTTAATACAAAGTATCTCAAACAGTTGAATGGCCGGCGGACTTCTATTTATAATATAGATGCTTCTCGGAGAAATAGAAATCTTCGTTCTTTTACTTCATACACAGAACCTGGTAGTCCTTATGATACGATCTATCAATATATAAAATTGATCCCAAGTGAATGGGAATTAGGTGATGGAGAGTATCCAGAAAAGTGGTTATTTGGACTTGCTGCAGATCAAGTTGTAACTCAGGCGCAACCCGTTGGTTTAGGTCATGAGATGTTTCCAATTGCAGTAGCTGCTCCTGATTATGATGGCTATGGGATATCACCAGTTTCTAGAATGGAGACTCTTTATGGTCTCCAGCATACCTTGGATTGGATGTTTAATGCTCATGTTCAGAGTGTTAGGAAAGTTATAAATAATACATTGATAGTTGATCCATATCTAATCAATGTGCCTGATATTGAAAATTCTGCTGATGGAGGAGTTATTCGAACACGTAGACCTGCTTGGGGGAGAGGTGTGAAGGATTCTGTTATGCAACTTGGAGTAACGGATGTAACTCGAGGACATGTAGCAGATGCTTCAATTATTAGAGAAGCTATGGATAAGATTGGTGCAACTGATAGTTGGACAATGGGGAGTTTGAGATCATCAGGCCCTGAACGTTTAACTGGAAAGGAATTTGAGGGAACTCAGAGGGGTGGATTTACTCGTCTTGAGCGGATTGCTAAAATTGTAGGTGTGCAGGCAATGCAAGATATAGGTTATATGTTTGCTTATCATACTCAGCAATTTATGAATGAAGAAGTTTATGTTAATACAACTGGTCGTTGGCAAGAACGTTTGATGATGGAATATGGAGATGCTACTCATCTTAAAGTTACTCCTTATGACCTCTTAATAAATTATGATATGAAGGTCAGAGATGGGTCAGTTCCGGGAAGTAATTATTCAGGAATGTGGGAGAATATGTTTCAACTTATGTCTGAACATCCTGAACTTCAAGAGAAGTTTGATTTGGTAAGAATCTTTAAGCATATAGTTCGAAATAATGGTGCAAAAAATGCAGATGAATTTGTACGAGTAACTAAAATGCCTGATGAACAAGTGTCTCAGGAAGTTAATCAAGGAAATTTAGTACCCACAACAACTGCAATGGGGATATAATGGGACAGAATATATTATCAAGTATAGGACAATTGATAGATTTTAAAGAGAATTCTATTGTATGGAAAGATATTAAAAACGAACTTCATGTTTGGTTAGAAGATATTCGAGATTTATTAGAGAATCCTGATGGTGATATGAGTGTTCGAGTTTTGGATAGGTTAGGAGGAAATGCTGAAACTCTTCGAAATATCCTTGCATTACCAGAAGTTTTAATAGATATATTAGAAGGGCAGAAAAATAAATAACTATGTTTGAAAATTAAACGGAGATGAAATATTATGTCTAAGACAGCAGAAGAATTAATTATAGAAGAATTGGAGGAATTTGATGAGTTGTATAATGACCAACTGGATGATAATGATGACGATGGGGATGAAGATGACAGTGGAGAATCTTCAAATGCTTCAGATGATGCCAGATCAGAAGGAGATGGAGAGGCAAACGAATCTGAAGATGGAAAGAAACTGGAAGAGGATGGAAGAGAATTAAAAGAGGTAAAAGAAGATAAATCTGAATCTGAAGATAAAGATTCTGAGGATGAGGAAACTGATCGTTATACTCAACTCTTGACTGAGATTAATCGTTTACAAGGAGAGATAAAGGTTCCAAAAACAGAAGTTAAAAAAGATTCTAGAGAAAATAAATATAATGATAATCAAATTATAGATTTCTTTGCTGATAATACATTAGATGAACTTCTCAATGATTCATCTAAAATGAACAGTGTCTTTCATCAGATTGCAGAATTTGCAGTAAAGACTGCTATGGAGAATATGCAGGGGAATTTACCTAAAGTGGTTGATTCTCAGGTAAATGAGCTCCTCACAGCACGGGAAATTTCTAGTAAGTTTTATACAGATAATTCTGATCTATCAAATGTCAGGAATGTAGTTAAATCTTGTGCTGATCAGATTGTTCAGGAGCATACAGATTGGACTATTGGTCAGGTGCTTGAAGAATCAGCTAAACGTACTCGACAATCATTAGGAATGCCTAATCCAGAAGATCAGACAGATATAACTCCTTCTGAGCGAGTGGGATTCTCTAAAGGATCTGGTGGTAAACATGCTAAAGTACAGAAAATTTCCGCACTTCAGCGGGAATTAGATGAATTATAGGAGGTTTTATGTCAAGAGTAAATGAGAGTGATATTACAACCCAGTATGATCTGGAAGGATTACCTAGACATCTGGCTTTAACAACGACTTCTGCTACTTATCAGATGCGAGTATCAGATACTGTTTTGATTGTTACATCTGCAGCAAATGATGGAGTGGGGATAGTAACATTGCCTTCTCTGGCTGAGGCAGTAGGTAAGTTTTATTTTATATCTGCTCCTACAGGTGCTACAGCAGGAGATGTTTCTCTTTATGAGAAAGAAACCGGTTCAGAACTTTCAACTTATGGAGATATGGATGCTGATGATGATCATTTGATTCTGTTTTCTGATGGTCAGAAGTGGAGAGTTGTTCTTAATGGAGTTGCTTAAAAAGGAGGTAAATGATGGGTAAAGAAATTGAACGACTACGAACTCCTGATGCAGATAATGCAATAGATATCTTCATGCGAGATGTTGTGGGGAGTAAATCTGATGCAGCAGCAGCAGGTGATGTGACTACAACTGACACATTAGTTGCTTATATCAAGCAGCTTGTTACAGCTTCTGGAAGTTCTACGAGTCTTCCGACAACTGTAGGTATTAAAGATGCAGTGACTAATGCTTATTCTAGGGATGTTATAGGTAACAAAACAGACACTGCAGCGACTGGAGCGGTTTCTAACACTGAATCTCTAATGGCTTATCTGAAACAGGCAATTACTCTTGCGATTGCTCGAGATACAGCTATAGGTACTGCTCAATCTGATTTGGATATTCTAACAGGTGCTACTGGAGTAAATCTTCTAACAGCTACTCAGACATCTATTGATGCTATTGAGACTGATACAGGAACTACACTTCCAGCTACATTAGCGACGCTTCCTCAGTGTGCAGTAAAAACTGATGGGGCAGTTTTAAGTGGAGTAGATCCACTCTTTACTATCTCTGGTGGGCCTGTGAGAGCTAAGATAGTTGGTCTTGTAACTACTCTAATTGGTGGGGCAGCTAATGGGCGATTACAGCATATTACAACTACTCCTGCAGCAACTGTTGAACTTAATACCGGAGCTGTGGCAATAGATAATGATGCAGTAGGTACTTTTTATACTAGTATAGGTTCTACAAGTGTATTCACTCCTTCAACTGGCCTTGGATATAGTCTAAATGATCCTGTGACTAAGGAAGAGGTAGAATTTCTTCTAGCACCTGGAGTGGTTCAGTTTTTGAGTAGTGCTGCTCAGGATGGTGTTATTGCTTGGTATATGTCTTTTGCACCACTTTCACCTTTGAGTACTGTAACAGTTGCAGCATAGGAGAGAATCATGGCATTAGCAGAAATGTTACAGGGAAATTCAAGTAATGATGCGCCTCTTTTGAGATTAATCATTAAGGGGCAAAAACATAGGAGAGCTAGACAGGAGTTTCAACAAAACTCTCCTAAAATAGAAATTAATCCTATTTATAATTCTAAGGATTATCAATAAACTTTTAAAATAGAGGAGAAGTGTGATGGCTTTTATGGGAATGAGAGGAAATGGTGACTGGACTACAGATCAGAGGCCGAAAAACTGGAGACAGAAAATTCTTCAGCTTTATCCTAATGGAGATGCTCCATTAACTGCGATACTTTCTATGATGGGTGAGGAATCTGTAGATGATCCGGAGTTTAACTGGTGGACAAAGAGTCTTGCAACTCAAGCGGCTACTGTGGTTAATGTTTATGATGATGCGGCTTTATCTTCTGCCTATGATACTGGTGGAGCTAAGGGAGATATTCTTTATGCAAAGATAGCAACTGAAGCAGCTTGTAAGGAGTTTAGACCTGGGCATCAGGTGTTGCTTCGAAATACTTCAAATTATGCAGATGACACGAATTCTAAGGTTATAGCAGTTGTTCTGAATGGAGCTTCGAGTTATATTGCCTGTAAGCTTCTGGAAAATGATCCGACAGATACTGGAATTGCAGATTGTAATCGAATTCTGATTATAGGTAACATTAATGCTGAGGGTGCAGTGATGCCTGCTGCTATTGCTTATGATCCTACTAAGCATTATAACTATACTCAGATTTTTCGAACTCCTTTAAGTATTACTCGAACTGCCCGAAAAACTCGTCTTAGAACTGGTGATCAGTATATTGAGGCAAAACGAGAGGCTTTGGAACTTCATTCATGTGAGATTGAGAAAGCATATCTTTGGGGAATTCGATCTGAGGTTGTTGGAGATAATGGAAAACCTGAAAGAACAACTGGAGGTTTAATTCGTTCTGTTATTGATAATAGTGGAAATGTTTCTAACTATGTTTCTGATTCAGATTATTCTGGTCAATCTTGGTTGACTGGTGGTGAGGATTGGATTGATGCTTATTGTGAGCAGCTCTTCCGTTATGGTTCTCAGGAACGTATGGCTTTTGCAGGTTCTGGGACAATTCTGGCTATTAATAAACTGGTTAAAGAGTATGGCAATTATGAATTTACTACTTCCACTGAAAGTTATGGTATTAAGGTTAAAAATTGGGTAACTCCTTTTGGTGAGATTAAAATTAAAATTCATCCTCTTTTCAGTTATGAGGCTTCTAATCGAAACTGTATGGTTATCTTTGATCCTAAAGATCTCAAGTATCGTTATATTGATGATACTAAGTTTTATGCAGATCCTGATAAACAGAATACAGGCCGAAACAGAATTGATGGAACAGATGAGGAATATCTTACTGAAGCCGGTCTTGAGTTTCATCATCCTGTGAAAACTGCTTATCTGACAGGTTTCGGTTCTGATAATACTGCATAGGATAATTAATAAACTATGTTTGGATTTCAAACGTAGTTAGTTCAAATAACTACGTTTGAATTTCAAACGAAGATGGAAAGGATAGAATGAATCTTTTAGAAGTAAGAACTCAATTTGTTAAAATCTCTGGACGTTATGATTTGATAACTGATACCACTAGTTGGGCAGATAATGGAGCAGACTTTTTTCTCCAGGCAGGCCAGAATTTAATTGAGAAATTATCAGGAGACTTACCGGAATCTGAGGGACGTTTATGGGATACTATTACCTCAGGGACATATTATGTAGGTTTCCAGAAGCGCTGTCGGATGATCTTTGATGTCTGGGCTAATAATGATGAGAATAGAATTGAATTAAAACGGAAGAGCTGGAAAGATTTAAAGGCTATGTATACCAGTACATTGGCTAATACAGATACTGGCTGTCCAGTTTATTATTGTCCTGCTAAACTTCGGGAGATCGATGCGACAGATCAAGGAGCAACAGGAGAATTTTTCAACTATACCTTGACAAATAGTAAAGATTTTCGAGGGATTGTAATCATGCCTCCTGTGGATAGTTCTTATGATATTGAGATCTATGGGAAGTTCCTTCAATCTGTTTTGTCTTCAGATGATGATGAGAATTTTTGGACTATAACATATCCTGAGATTCTAATCCGGGCAGCAATTTATCAAACTGAACTTTCTTATAGAGGTCGAGGCGCAGTTGCTAAACTCTATGAGGCTTTATTGTTAGATTTAATTGAGATAGATAAAGATACTATTGAAGAAAGTTCTCATGAATTTAATACTATTCGGAGGTAGTTATGAATGATATATCTGAACCAATGATGAGAAAAATAATTGATCTAACAACTGAGAATGTTTTATTGAAGATCCCTGAAGTTATAGGAAATCTTATAACTCATCATGTAGCTATGAATAAGAATAATAAAGATTTTTATAATGCTCATCCTGAATTTCGAAAACATAAAGAAATAGTTGCTTCAGTACTTGAACAAATTGAGGGAAAAAACCCTCCAATGGATTATCATAAACTCTTAGATAAAGCTATTCCTCAAATCAGTGATAGGATTAAGGAGACTCAGAAATTAGATTTTGAGAATCTTAAAATTCCTTCTATGGATTTTAACGGAGAATTCTAATATGGAGATGATACCTAAAGGGG